CACCATTCCATCCAGCCCACGTTCTTGTCGATTTAACATCAAGGTCGAATCCACCGTCAACGATTTTCTTAGGTTTTGTTTCTTCGTCAAACCAAACATCTGAAGCTGGTGAAAGTTTAATCTCTCCAACCATTTTTGCAATTTCAAAAGATGTAACATCTTCGCTAGATGTGAATGTCGGTTGTTGTTTCCACAGAGTATTTGAATACTGCATGTAAACAGTATCGCCCTTTAGGATTGTTCCTACAGAAGCCGCAGAATCGTACACCAATTCAATAGAACGTTGAACAAATTCTGGGCGAAGTTGTCGACGTTGAAAGTCGATAGATGCAGCATATTCTGGATTATTAAAATCAGAATAACCATGACTGCTGAAATTATCAGCAGTAAAACCAGCCTTCAAACGATCAACACCCGCCGAGTCAAGAACTCGAATATTAGCGGTTTCAAGCTCTAGTAGTGATAAAGTAGTTAACTCTTCAAGTCGATCTAAACGATCTTCCAACTTACCAATTGCCGCCATGTCGTAATGTCTGTAGCGCATATATTCGCTTGTCATATCCAAATCATCAACCATATATGGATTGATTGCAAATCGATATAGTACAAGACTGTCAGGCGGCACATCAGGATATTTTGGATCAACTACAAGTGATGGTCCTGTTCCAACCGTCATGGAACCATCTGGATTGATAGATATTAATCCGCGTTGAGCTCTATAGTAATAAGCATCAAAGTTTACTAAGTCAGTATTTTTTGGAAGTTCAACACGAACAGCGCCCGTACCAGTAAATCCTGTTCCAGCATCATTAATACGTGGTCTAAAGTCAAGAACATCCCTCAAATTAATCACATCACCATTCGCTTGGGTATGTGATGGTATGTTCTCATAGGCAACTTGACCAGTATATGAATTTGCAGCAAAGAAATCGCCGTTAGCACCGTGGTTGAAAAAATCAAAATCAACATAGATGTTACCGACAGGGGGTGTCTTGTTTTGTTTTAATAATAATTGGCCAACACCATAGTAATTATCATTTTGACCGTCAATGAAAGTGTAATAACTTGTAATGTCCGCACCAACTGACGATCCAAGTTTTGCAGAGTTAATACGATATACATCGGCACGATCAAGTGTAATATTACCACTACCATCAGGAGTGTATGTTGTAGCTCTATTGGTTAGTGTTTTTGTCTTGACAGATCCAGCGTTCTTTTGAACATATGCAGCAACAGTAACAGCTGATGAGAATGGTAATCCTGTTAATACCGCTGATGTGAAAGGTGCTACGATAGAGATTGATGGAGATGTAACTGTGCCACTACTATCGGTAACAGTGATCCATGAATTAGCGTCATCAAACACTTCACTTGTACCAGCGGTTAGTGTTATAGATCCCGCACCGCTTGTTGTTCCAGTAAACAGCCGTTGAGTTGTTAACACAATATCTGATAATTCACTTGGGCGATAACGTGGAAGATCGAAGAACAAATTATTGTTTGACGTATCAATAATAGTTGCTACACCGTCTTCCAAAATCAAATCTGCATATTTTACAGAGCTTACACCAATTGATCTAACAGAACGGAAGCTATTACCACCACTCATTGTTACATCAAACAGATAAATATTGTAGTTAGCGCCATTCTCTTCTATTGCACGAACCCGCGCCGTTCCAATTGTTGACCCACCGTATGTGATTGCACTTCTTAGATTTACTGTAGCAAGTGTGTTGATGGTTGGAAGACCCTTCAACGTAGATGCAATTACATAGTTACCATAGTTAACAGCAGAAACTTGGTTGGGGTAAAGAGTTGTATCACGCGGTTTTGGAATTGTGAAGTTTGTGTTAGCTAGGGTTTGAACGCGATACCCATTAACATAAGCTAATCCGGGGCCCACTGCAATATCTAATCTTTGATCACTATCTTCATTAGTTTGTACCTTTATAATAAATGGATCTACAACATAGTTACCAGATTCTTCTGAAGTTCTTTTGGCCATAATATCGCCAATAGTATTGAGAATACTTGATGTTCCCTCATCAGCACTTTGAACAATGTACCCATTATCAATTTTAACAACATTAAAAAATACAGTACCAGAGTCGACTTCGCTTTCTTTAGCGATAGTCAATTTAATTCTATAACGATCCGCCCCTGGGGCTGATAAGTTGGGGTTTGGACCAGAGTTATCATAAAGTGCAGAGTTATCGGAAGCTGTTACAATATCTTCGGTTACGATAAAACCAACGTTCTCTGTAGGCGTAGTTGAGTACTTTGAAATAACCAATGTTTGATTATCAGCAAAAACATAATGCCCAGCGACATAGTATGTGCCAGAAGCAATACTGACAGTTGAACCTCGGCCAACGCAAGGATTTACAGTTGTGTTTGTTGATTGAACGCGTAGAGTTACACCGCTTGATAATCCAGTTAGTGTCTCTCCAGCATTTAACCTAAGTGGGGCAGTCGTGTCTGCGGCAGTTAAACTATTGTTATCAATGTATGATATGTAAAGAGTTGCTGGATCTGCACCTTCCGCAACAACCACTTTATCAATACGAACCTCAATTCCAGACGTCGATCCAGTAAATATATCACCAATAATTGTCGTAGGGTCAACAGGTAAATTGTATACGGCCGTATTTAACTTAACAAACTCTGCTGAAGTTGAAAGATGGATCTGACCTCCAGATATAGGAGATCCATCCCTAAACAAGAAGTCGCCAGATTTAGTAATTTGATTCTGTAGAATAGTCTGCATTTGCGTAAGCTCACGAGCTTGCAAAGACCGACCATTGTTAAACAAGATACGGTGATAATTGTCGCTGTCTTTCCAATCGTCACGATAGGTAGTTAGGAAAGTGTTCTTAATAACAGAGGTTACCATGTCGTATCCTTATAACTGTACGATAATCTTAATGTCTTCAACCTGACCAACAGTTCTTTGAACTGCCGAACGGTTCTCAATATATAGGATCTCGCCACTAAGCGGATCAATGTCTGGTGCAATAAATGCTCTTGTATCCGAATCCGCGCCTACACTTAGCAATGTACCAGTGCCTGCACCGTCTGTCTCAGTAACGACTTCCCCTTCAGAGAATTGAATGAATCCAGTATCTTCTGTTTGATGATACCAAACCTCATCTGAGTCAAACTTATTAACATATCCTTTTGCACCAGATGTGGCACCCAAAAGCGTATGGTCTGCACTGAACACTGTTGAAATTGTTGCAAATTTTAATCTACGAAGCATATTGCCCGCAGCTGCGGTAAATAATGCAGCACTGTCAGACAATTCTGGATTTTTTACCAATGCAAGTTGACGGAAGTCGTTGTTAACAACAAAAGTTCCGCCTTCTGTTCCATCAGGTTTGGTATTGAACATAATTGCTGTTGCACGTAGATCATCTCTTGGGTCAGCGCCAAGACCATTTTTAGGGCCCAAAACAACTCTACTAGTGACTCCAGTTCCACCACCACCAGTAAGTCTTACTTCAGCAAAGCTGTATCCACTACCCGTCACAATAGTTCCGTTACTTTCAGCAAGTGTAATTTTTGTAACAGATCCACCAGAAACGGTAGCGGCCGCACGGGCCAATGTACCATCACCCACAATTGTAACCGTTGGGGCAGAAGTGAAACCACTACCACCAGTAATTAATTGAATATCTACAATTTGACCAGCAACCGCTGCGTTTTGAATTGTCTCTTGTTCAATTTCAACGGCTAGTGAGTTTGAGTCAGTTAATGTTTGTAAACGAACTGGCATATAGTTTGCAGCGAGGAATCTGTTTGCATAGGTTGTACCAACTGTATACAAGAACTTCCAAACGTAACCATCCGCTGTAATAAAAGGAGTAGTTAAGATACCAGTTGGTTTTACAGTTGAAGGGACTGCTGCACCAGCAGTGTTTTTTGCTTGACGTAGGCATATGTAAACACCTTGGTCATCAGTAATCACGTAATATGTGTTTAGAGGATGTCCAGTTGTGTTATCGTCATATCCGTAATATGTTGTACCAGTTGACCAATTGAAACGTGGAATAACAAAAGAATAGTCTGTTACTTGTTTGGCTGACTGCGCACTCAATCTAAAATTGCGAATTTCGCGATCTGTTGGTATTGGTGTAGGAGCATCATCAGCACTATCCCAATCCTGTGAACGACCAATCGCGATATAATAATTGTTAGCAGAGTCTGTAATATCATCATACAGATTCTGGATCATAAGTTTTTTAATGCGCTCAGTAATGATTGCTGACATTGAATTGTCCTATTAGCTAATAAAGATGTAACGTGCTGACGAATCGTGACTAGAGTCTAAGCCCAGTAAGAACCAACCCGATGATGCCCAAACGGCTTCAACTGCACCAAATTGTTTTAATGTAAATTTTGTTTTACCTGTATATGGGAAGGTGGCTGGAGTGACACGAGCTTCACCAGCGCCTCTATTAATAAACTTTTTAACATCACCTTCAGTAACACCATTAGCTAAGGTAAACGCTTCTGCTGTTGCGTGGTTAAATATTGTTGTGGGAGACGATGTACTTACTGCAGCTCCCGCATTTAGTGTCTCTGATAACAAGTTAAAGCGACTACGAACTTGAATAGTTCCAGTTCCCTTGGCCGCCAGCGTCAAGTTAATATTTGAGCTGGTGCCGACCGTTTCAATTCCAGGATGATTACCAGTCGCAGCATTGTTGATTTGGATATAGTTGACAGCAGAGACTGCAGCAGAATGACCAATCAGTGGGTTGCCTGCAGAATCCTGGATTGTTGAGTCAATCTTTGGAGTGACAAGTGTTGGTGATGTCAGAGTTTTATTGGTAAGTGTCTGTGTAAGGCTAGCAAATACTATAGTATCACTATCAGATAAAACAGGAAGATTAATATTTCTATTACCTGTTAAATTACCAGGAACAATAGTGTATGAATGACTTGAATCAGCATCCTTAATCGTAGGGCGTGTAAACGCTGGCGTTTTCAAAGTCTTGTTCAACAGAGTCTGTGTGGCAGAGTCAACTACAATAGTACCAGTGTAATCTGGTAGCTTAATTGTTCTATCCGCCGTTGGATTAACCAATGTAAAAGTAGTTTCCCAAGAATCTGCTGAGGATCCTTCAAAGATAATAGCATTGTTAGAAAGAGTTAGCGTACTGATTGCAGTTACACTATCACCATACAAAGATGTGTATATCTCTGCAAAGTTTGAATTAATTTTGTTACCAGCCTGTCTGAGGGTATCCCCAGTAGTGTCATTTGCTATTGTGCCGATATTAACGGTTTGTCTTGACATGCTAAATCCCTAAAACTCTTTTGTTTTATTTATATCGGTTATGGAACAAGATTACCCACGCCGTCTGAATCAAGGTAAACATCGTATTTGTCTAGGTCAAAGGTTACAAACTCACTTGACATTCTCATCGATGAGCCAGCGCCGTTTGAATCTTCGTCGAATGTTGGCGATGCAGCTTTTGTAAGATCCTTGAAGTTTTTATAGAATGGTTCAGCAGAATCCAAGAATCCAACAGTTTGATCCGCTAACTTGTTGCTAATTTGGATAACGGTCGTATCAAGGCTGTATCTGTAAGAGTTGCCTGCAGAGTCGTTAATGTCGATACCAGTAATATCAGTAAACACGAATGGTGTAATTGTTGCAAGACCAGAGAATACTGGGACGTCTACAGATGCAATAGCAATTGGCATATTGCCAAAACTAATATCGCCGTTGACACTGACCAATTGAACTTCGGAACCAACATACATTCCGGCGGGGTGGGCAAACAGTTTATAAAGTTCTAACCACTCAGAAGCTGGTAAACCCACTTTAATTAAGATACCCCAAAATTGGTAAACTTTATCATTAATAAGATACTTACCACTACTTGGACCAACAATATCTTGACCAATAGTAAACACATAATTTTTACCATACTCTACAACTGGATCTTGGCCATAGAATGCTCTGAAAAACCGTTCGATACTGTACTTTGTGCCTTTGGATCTATAGAAGTTGTTAGACAACAAAGCAGCTTGACGAGAGTTCAACCAACCTTCAAGATAGTTTTGACCCAGCAACAACTCGTCTTCAATATATGTTAAGTTCTCTTGAGATGTTTGTTGAATGTCGCGAGTTGCAAACAGGTCATGGATCTTGCGAGAAAAGTTACCATCAGAGTCAAGGTTTTTGTAATATTTTTCAAGAAACTCGACAAGATTTGGATAATCTGCTGCATAAAATTCAGGCAAAACCTCTTTGACCAGATCGCGCTGGAAATCTATATTACGTCTGCCAATGTCGCGTAAGGTCTTATCTGTCATATTAGTTCGTAGCCGATACAATCTCTGGTGAAGCAAACGAGGCTTCTTGATCAAACTTTAGCACGTCATTGCGCTGAGGAGAAACAACACTATTGTTTGTTGGAATTGCTGATAATTTAATATAGTTAACTCCACCGACAACATTTGATGGGTTTAGTGCTACAATATTAACAGTACCCGATGTTGCATTATATGATCCAACGCTATCTACAAGTACTGTCCCTGTTCCAGCTGATATTACTTGCAAAGTGGTCGACCCAAGTTTGTTTTGAATTTTAGCAAGGGTACTATTAAATGTAAATAGTGAACTGGTTATAACTGGTGTGTCTCTATCGGGAATTGCAATTGATGTTGGAAATCTTAAATTATAATTTGCATAGGTATTTAAAGAAGGTATAAAGCGTTGTTGCATTTTAATATCAGCTCTACTGGATAAAATAGCAGGGCTGATATCATCAACAAGTGTTAGCAAGTTTGATCGTCTAAATGATTGGTCAAATAATCCGATTGTATTAGAGAAATATGTTGCGATAGTGCTGTTCACTTGGTTCTCAAGAGTATTCAACGATAGTGTAGTTAGTTTTGGGTTAACTTGGAAATATACACTAGTCTCAATATAAGTTTCAACTGGATCAGCGTATTCAATATTAAATGAAACAATTCCAAGTTGATCAACAAGACTTTCAACTTGAGTTTTGATTGAAGCTTGAAGAGTAGCGTTCACATCATCCTCAAACAAGATGGATGTGAAAATTGTACCAAACTTTGGTTCTAAGTTTTCTTCGCCGCCCCACGATTTAATATCTTGAATAAACTGCGAATAGTTACGTAAAATTAATGAAGTATAATCAGCTGCTGTAACCATACGGTTTTGCGTTGCATATTGGAATGGAGCGTTTTTACGGATTGATTCTATTGACTCTGAAATATCTCCACCAACAGATTTTGCAATTGTAGCAACAGTTAATGGATATCCAACAGTATTTACTGTGAAGTTTGCGGTTGGTGTAAAAATTGTAGCTCCGTTCGCGTCACTACCGTTTGTCGATAGATATGAAACAACGATTTTATTACCAGCAACAGGAGCTTTTCCAAGGTTGACACCATCACCAAATGATAACTCATAAAAACCATTAGGAGCTTCTTTAAGAATATAATAGGTTGAATTCGCTGATATAGATGTCGCACTTAAGATATTATTGTATGTTGCAAATGTATTGCTTGTAGCTGTATCATAAACATTCACGGTTGCAGTGTTTGCATCAATATTAATATCGGGTATAATATAAACATCATTCTCAGAGAATGGTCCAACGTAGAATGTCTTTGTTTTTAAAGCGCCTTCGTACACAATAACATTAAGAGTACCGTTATTATCTCTAAAACGATAAACGCCAGTACCATCATCTTCTGCAGTATACGACTCAATGGTTTGGAATGTGTATGCAATATCATCAACAGTCGATGTCAGTGTTGTACCTGATGGGAGTGATAACAATGACGGTCTGCCAGCAACGCCTGCTAAGTTAACAGATAAATTTACAGTTGCTCGTGCAGACATTTTTGAATCTGGAATGTATCCAATACCACCAGCAAGTGAAACAACTGAGCTTCTGAGTTGCGCTGTTCCTAAGAATGATTCGTTTGTAGCAAAGTTTGCAATTAAACCGTTGATGTGTGTATTGTAAGCTAACACATCAAGAATGTTTGATAGACCAGATGCTTCAAAATCATGGTCAGTAAACTCAGGTTGCTGTTGCAAATATATCTTTAGGTTGTTCTTGATGTTGTTAAAATCAAGTGCCGTTGAAAGAATTGTCGTTGCCATATTATCTTAGCCTTACTAGTGTAGTGGTGAAGATTACAGTTTCTTCAGTATTAACAATACGAAATTCAACAGTAACACCAATTGAGTTATAATCAGCTCGGTTATCTACTCTGATATCAACAATTTTAACTCTTGGTTCGTAGGATTCAATCGCGCGAGTAATGTTAGATGTTATCTCTTCACCAATTGATGAGTGAGCTAATTCAAATAATAGATCTCTTAAATTGCCACCATACAAAGGTAAAAATGGTTTTTCAAAATGATTGGTCAATAGTAGATTTTTAATAGCTTGTTTTACTGCACCCGCATCAATCTTTTTGTAAATCTCACCGCTTGGTTTTACAGTAAAAGAAAGATCGATATCGCGATACAATCTTGATCGCGAAACAATAATACTTGCTTGATTGAGGTTTTTATCCTCTACTGCAAACGCCCTACTCATATCAACCCTTTTGTTTACTTTTATTTATACCTATTGTGGTAAGACTTCAATTAGATCGTTAGCACTTTGTACCTTACCATTGTATCTTGTTTCAAGTAAATTCTTAAAATTACCACCGCCTACAATTGAATACGTTCTAGACAGTTCAGGCATTGTAACACTCAATAGAGCGACCATTGCTCCAGCTGGATTAAAATTATCATACGACAACATCATTTTATCAAAATAGATCACATCAGTCAAATAGTCGGCTAATTCATATATTTTATCAGGTGCAGGCTTACCATTTGGACCATACAGTTCATAGATTACACGTCTGCCTTTGGTTGCAAGATCTTTATCTGAGTTGGCTGTTACAGTTTCAGTTGGGCTTAGCTTATATAACCCACTAACAACAACCAATCTATAGTCTTTAAATTCGCCTTTGTTATTTTGAACGTATTTAATTATTTCAGCTTGAGGTAATAGGTTTCGAACAATTGCTTGACGCTCTTCAAGAGTTGCAATATGGTTTAAAGTTACTGCGTCTGCTGTTCCACCAAGGAACGTTCCTAGAGGAACGCCTTTTGCCAACATTGTTGAGGAGTTGATATCTGTTGCACCCGCTCGCGGAATAATATTCATTGGGTCATATGCTGGATCGGCGGAGAATACTTTCGCAGGCGGCTTCTCAGCGGGTAAAAATGATTTAATGGCTGATTGGGCAGTACTACCAGGATTAAATGATGTTCCAGAACGAACATGAGGTTGAGTGGATCTTGTTCTACCAACTGCTGGCGGAACACTATTGGAATATGTTGGAGCAAGTGTTCCAGACGCAACAGAGTGAGCGACAAAGTCTGCATTTGCTGCGTTGTCTTCGTCTAACATGCGAATGCGAGTTTCACCTTCTGTAAGTGGTCGGTCAGTAACACCACCCGTCTTAACAGACTTGTCAATCATATTTTTCAAGTGATCACCCGCATCAATACTGATCCGTGATACACCGCGTGATGATTTGTTTAAGTATGTGCTTAGTAAAGAAGCTGTTGGTTTTTCTGTTGCAGCAGTATCAACTGCGGTGTGTACTTGCGAACCAGGTGCGGTATAGACACCATTAGGAGCTTGGCCTGCGGATGTTGCACCATCAGCTAGGAAAGCGGTATCAGCCTTACCTTTGAGTTTGCCCTCAAAGGTAGGAGCCTTGAAACCTTCAGTAAATGTTCCTGACTCACCATAAATGTTTTTGACATAAGCGATTACACCTTCACCGCCAATTGTCCCTGTTGCACCGAATACAGATAGACTGTTACCAGCGATATTGACACTTGGTGAGGACATGTTAGTCTCAACCTCAGATGAAACTTTCATTGCACCCTTTGAAGAGTGAGATGCTGAACCTTCTGTAGAGTTATTAGAGTTACCTTTTACAATGTTGTTCACTGAACCAAGGGTCGTATTAGTAACGGTTCCAAGTACTGTGGTTGACTTGCTACCCTTAACGGTTGTTCCAGCTTGCCCTTGGATTGTCTCTCTACGTGAACCATTAATGTTTTCAGTTAAACTACCACCGACTGTAACATTGAAGTCTCCACCAACCTTTAGGTTCATATCAGCAGCAATGTCTAATGTGAAGTTCTTAGCTGCCATTTGAATGTCACCCTCAATAATTACAGCACTGTTTCCAATGACTGATGTAATTATGTTGGACTCAGTCTTCATAATCATTGTACCATCGGCGCGGAGTTCGATACCACCACCGAGTCGATGCTTAATCAAAATGCGTTCATTGCCAGGAGTGTCATCATAAACAATTTGATGCCCCGACTTGGTCTCATTAATATCAACATGAGTATATTTTCCAGCTTGATCTGTTGTCGGATCACTTAACGATCCCCATCCATCGACACGTGGATCACCACCACCAATACTCAATCCAGTAACACCGTGACCCGTTGCTACTTTATTAACTGAACTTCTGTAGTGGTATTCTGGTCGTGGATACACGCCTGAAGGATCAGAGAACCCTGCACCACTTGGAGTGTTAATAATACCCGCGACTCGTTGATCTACAATACCGTCAAAATCATCGCCGTTTTCGTCTGACATAATACGTTACCCTTATAAAAAATCATACAACATATTGCCAGTGCCATGGTTCACCAGGAATTGTTTGGAATCCAAATGAGTTAGCATTGGCAACAAGCCAATTGTTTTCAGGAGTTCCACTGGTGTCGGCGCCGCCGCGTGGGCCCAAGTCAACAGCAAGCCCCCAACCATGCCTAGAAGTTCCAGGTCTAGCGGCTAACCCACCTTCGCCATAGAGACCCTTTTCTTGTGCAAGTCTTACTTGGACCTCATATGTACGATAAGAATCTGTAATTGACCATTGAATTCCAGAGGCCCGTGCGCTAGAAACCATTTGTAGATACGCGCTAGCCGCATCCGCGCGTAATCTGTGACCTGGGGCAACTACAGTTAAAGTGTTTGGATCTAAGCGACCATTCTCTCCAGTATAGTTGCCTTCATCAAGAGGATCAGTACGAACTGGACCAAAAAGTTTTTCGGACAATTCTTCAAGAGAATATGTTCTTGATGGTTGTGGGCTGACATTGGTCTTGCCAAACTTATTCTTAACATATGACGTCATGTTAGTCATGGGGTCAATCTTGTTCCATGGATCTGTATCTTGATGTCCCCAAACTTCCCCGCCCGAATAAACTGTATAGAATGCTTTTAAGTACATATCAAAAGCTGCCCATTGCGCCGAGTTAATAGAATCTGCACTGGCACATCTTTCTGGATTACTTGTACCATTAGGGCAATTATAACCACCTACAAATCCAATACCAATACTGTATGGGTTATGACTGCTTTTAGCATGAGCACCCACTTGATTTGGATTACGGCCTCTTTGAATTGATCCATCGCGTTTAATAATGTAGTGATATCCTATTGTTGTTAACCCTTTAGATATATGAATTTGTTTAATAGCTTGTGCATCAATATGGTTGTCATCAATGTAATGGGACGTCCAATGCACAACGGTTGTTGAAACGGGGCGAGTAACTGCACGAAGATCTGCAGTCATTTCTTCTAATGATTCAATATACGAGAAGTCAGTATCATATGCACCTGACCCACCGCTAGAAGTACCACCGATTGTGGTCATACGATCTGGTGACGGTCCACCTAAAGCTGGATTACCTGATTGAATCGTGTTGCTAATTCCGCCAGCAGCTCCTTGGAAAGATGATTGAATGCTACTGATATTGTTAATAACAATTTGGATCGATGAAGAACTACCACCAGCCTGTTCAAGAAGATCTAGCGATTTAACTAAATTATTCACACTAGACTTATCAATATTAATACCAACTCTTAGAGACAGATCTGTCAAATCTTTTGGAATTGTTAAAAACGGAATTGACTTATCAACAGCAAGACCAACATTACCATCCATAATTGCAACAACTGCTAATTGAGATATAACACTGTCAGGAATATTAATTGATGATAATACTGTATTTTTAATCTGACCTGTAAAATTCTCAACAACGTTTTTTATTAAGTTAGTACTATTTAAACCACCAACAGCGGCCGTAAGAGCAGTGGCAATATTACCAACCCCTGAGGCAAATGGATTCTTAAAAGCACCACTTAATACATCATCAACTGATGTGCTGATTTTCACAGACAGGTCAGAAGGCGCAATTGATGATAAAGTATTTTCAAGTTCTGATGATGTCTTACCTAACACTTGTTTGAAAGCTGTGGCAATTGCCTCTGCAGTGCCCGCAGTAATAATTTCATCAAGTATGCCAGAGGCGGCGGTAGATTCTACAATAGACCCCAACTTTGATGCATCTGTTCCACTAATCGTTTGGACAAGATCACTCTTCACATCCGCAACGTTGGCTGTCACACGCGATACAGCTGGAAGTGGCGATGATGTTGCGCCTAAGGGATAATCAACAGTTTGAACTAAAGACTCGATGCCACCTTTGATTTCACCAACGCCAAAACCAAGTTGAGTGTGTGACGCAGCTTTAAATTGATCAGTTAATGTAGTAGCTGCTGAATTTATCTCATCAAAACTAATTTGATTGTTTACGTTTTTTAATTGGGAATTAAGTTCACTTACATTAACTGCCATTTATCATACCCCCATGCCGCTGCTAGCAAAGTTTTGATAAATACCTTGTGCATTTGAAATACGTTCATTTTGACCTAATCTCATCTCTTCCCCATCTGGTCCGTATTCACCAGTTTTAGCAGGGTTTTCATAGTCACGCATAAACGCAAGTGTAGCATCTACAACATTTGTTGTTCTCTTAAACTTAGCTCCACCCAAGTCCGAAAAAGTCGCAAGTTCGTGGTCGACAAATGCCAACTGAACGTATAAGTCATCCCAATTTTTACCTTTTTGTGCAGCAAAGTTTCTCAGGTCAGTTTGGCGGCCACCTGTTGCACCATAGTAGTACCATTGAGCAATACCAATCGAGTTTTCTGTGCCGCCAGATGCAACCGCAATGCCAGATCTAATTCCTGGGTTCATACCACTTTCGTGCAAGAAGTTACCAATCATCGCAGCGACTTGATCTTTGCTATAGTTGCCAGTGGACATAAAATAATCCCAAGCTGTTTGGATATTCTGCTTTTGATCAGAGTTTGGATTGTATGTAACACCAGGCGGAATACCGACTAGTGAATCATTCATTGTTGGGTTGGTATTACCATATGGTACACCAGATGATTGATACGGTATTCCAGTTCGCATTCCCGCTAACTGAGCAGCAGATGGTGTTTCCATTTTTGGAATTGATCCAAGTACCAAAGGTAACTGTGAGTTGGTTCCGTCCATGAAGATTCCAAACACTGTTGCACCTTGAACAAGCCCAGTTGATCTTCCAATCCCCGACACTCCACCTTCGGTTGCTGGAAGCATCACGCTTGCATACGGAAGATCTGCTAATGGTAGTTCGTCTCTAGGCCCGTGAATACCGTGAATACGAACCCTTACACGACCAAGCTGTGGAACATCACCACCAACTTGTTCAACGATACCAATGAACCACCGTGTAACATCACCGTAGTATTGTGAATTAAACATACCAAACATTATACACCTCTCTGATATCTGCCGCCATCGGCGCCGCGATCAGATGTTAACTTTACTGCATCAACCATAATGTCGTGTTTACCAAGTGAAAACACATGCCGTACAGCATATATTAGATAGTCGCCAGATTTCTTCTTATCTTTTAAGTCTTCTATTGCAACACTTGCTTGATTTTGCAATGTCATGTCACTGTTGAAAATATTAATCTCCACCATCTTACCAATAGATCTATTTGTTCCAGTTAAGAAGTTAAAACCTGGGACTTTGAATTGTAGTGCATTTTTAAACAACAAATATCTCAGCGCAACGTTAGAAGCATTTAACATATACTTAGCAATTGCGCCGGCACCTTCTTCATAGTAATTAAAATAGTCTGGGTAAGATCCATTGCTAACAATTTGATGAACGTGAGCCGAATTAATTAAATTAATCTGTTTGCCATTAACTACATAGTCAGGATCAATTGCAAGAGTTTTACCACCGGATAATACGCCAGTGCTTTCCATCTTAGCTACAACATTTTTTATATCAAAATGTTGTTGTTCAGTTATCCCAGAAGACAAATCAGTAAAATAGTATTGAGCGCCAAAGATACCTTGTCGAGCCAATGCAAGAGTATCTTCGGTATTACCATACGTGTATGACTCTATAGTGAATGCTTGTCTTTCAATATTTGACTCATCTACAAAACTTGCGTTTTTTTGTGAATATGAGAATGGACGATCAATACTACCATTCCAAGTACCTGTTGACAATATGGTATCCAAATCACTCAACACCAAATCTTTTTCATTTAGAGCCGAGTATAGAAAGTAAGGAGATCCATTAATGGTAGAAACGCGGGATCTCACCCACTCACACGACTGTAACGGAGTCATGTATGGTACAACGACCTTCATGTTAGGTTGACTAGATTCTGCAAACTTGTTATTCAATTTCAACTGTAATTGATCTAATAGAATTTTTTCAATAATTTTTTCAGGTTTACCAGTATATGCTTTACTGAATCTAATGAGATCGCTGTTATAAGCATGCTCTTCAATAATACGAATCATCAACATTTCTTTTTGGTCGTTTACTTTTTCCGACCGTTCAATTCGTTCAACAACAAACTTTTTGGTTATTGTATTTGGATTATTTGGTTGAGCAATTTTAATTTCTAAACGCTCTGTGCCGACAAAACCGACTCTGTTTAATAAATCAAACTCATCATTTATTAGAACAATTCCAGTTAAATATGGAAGTTCTAAATTCTCAAATATGTTGAGTTCTACAATCGCAGCAGATATGTCTAATGTAAATCCCGCAGTGCGATCTGCAGTGATTAGAGCTTGTTCTATAACGTAATGCTTTGCTGATTGCATATTAACTCAATAACGCTTTCTTAAATCCAGATGATATCTGAGGAGCAACTCTTTTGTTTAACACTTTAATAGTTTTCAATTGTTCATTACGTTCAATCATTCTATCTAAATATGTCACAGGAATTAACCCTGATACGTTCTGAGTGAATGGGTTAATATCAACCCAATTACCATTCGTATCCTCATAGTGATGAACACTGTTATATTGAGCAGTTTCTCTGTACACATTGACAGTTGTAATTTCATCAGTGGATGTTCTAATCAACTCATTAACGCCAAAGTTGTTAGGAGAGTTAACCACTATCTGACCAAGATCAAGATATCTCTTTAAAATCTTACCTGTTGATGTTGAAGTAAGACCAATTATGGTTTCGTTAGGAAGGAATGTTGAGGATATATCGCCTGTAGTTGTGATTACTCTGTTTGGGTAGTCAATCAACGCCTTAGCTTGTAGGTCCGCACCAGACAGTGGCCATCCACCTTCACGAATATCATCGTTCAGTAGATAGAATGTCCAATAGTAATCTGTTGTACCATACAACTTATAAGATAGAGTATCTGGTCGTTCATATTCTTCTATTTGCATTGTTTGATAATAAGATATATCATCTTTGATTTGATCGACTAAATCAATATACGTTGAAATGTTTTGAAATAAAACAGGATCTTCACCTGTACCAAAACTGTATTGTAATAGCGGAAAAGGAGCAAAGTATTTTGACATTAATATCCCTGTTCAATATCTTGTTTGACAAGTGTACGAGTTTCGCTAAATGATAGTTGAATTTGAACAATGTTCCAACCACCATCCTTATGCATTGCACCGCCTTGTTCATTGTAAGTCGCAGAAAAGGATGTTAAATAACAAGGTAGAAAACGAATTCCAAGATCCTTATCACGATACTTAACTTTAATTTCAAACTTGTTTGGAAACTTTAAACCTAGAACACCTTGAGTTGAAGCTGTTCCACCAATATCTTCTGGATATAGTTGAGTACGGAAAAATCTGATAATATTCTTGATCTCTTGCGCTTCTCTAACACTGTTAGCAATTAACGAAAAATCAAACATAAAGGCGCGCATTGCAACGCCTCTAAACAAGGTTCTCGTGTTTGGATTTGGCACAACTTGCGCAATTGATTTTACAGCATTATTAAATTCTGGGCTAGCAGAATTAACGTTATCACCAACACGAACAGCAGCTAAACGAGCAAGATCTCCTCCTCCACCACCATTGGTCATACCATCAATAAATGATTGAATACTTCCAGAAATTGCAGCTTGTGATGCACTAGCAATACTTGCGCCATTAGCAACTAGACCTGCGCCGATGGCACCAATGGCACCTAAGTTAACATTGTTGTCATAACTTACACCATCTTGGATTTTGGGTGTTCTTGGTATACCAAACAATTGTTGTTGAACATCGTAGTCAATTGCGGCAACGGCGCCGCGGTCGGCAAAAGTTTGAATGTTTGTGCTAGCACCAGCACCAAACAAAGTTACCTCAATTGGAGGCTCAACCATCGCCTCAAACGATATTGTTCCTAAGAACTCATCTTGATGTTCTATGGGATATTGGTAATAACCAGCCATTGTTTGCCTAATAAATACAGTTGCATCCACAAATATTTATAAGGCTTTTTGATGACATATAAGGGAAGATACAAGGTTATCAATCCTCACAAGTATAAAGGTGACGATTCAAACGTAATATACCGTTCAATGTGGGAACGTCATTGTTTTAGATGGCTTGACAACAACCCCCAAATAAAAGAATGGTCAAGCGAAGAAGTTGTTATTCCATATTTTTTTGACGTTGACAAAAGTTACCATAGATACTTTGTTGATCTAA